ATATTAAGTCAAAATTACTTACCATTCAACCAAATGAATGGGAGATTGCCAGTTTACTGCCACTCCAGCAGTTTAAAGGCGCAACGGCAAACAAAGTATGGCAAGAATCCATACAAGAAATAAGGAAACACTAATGGCCGGCAATATTAACGATTTTAAGGCTAGTTTTAAAACTGATATCGCTAGACCTTCTAGATTTGATGTAACCATTCCTGTTCCAATGGTTTTAATACCATATATTACTAGTGCAAGAAGCTTTTCATTGCGTTGTGAATCTGCTGAAATGCCAGGTAGAACTTTTGCAACAGCCGAAAAGAAAATGGGTTCTGCACCAGTAGAGAAATTTCCATATCAAACAACCTACAATGAAGCGACACTTACTTTTATTGTATCTGATGATATGAAAGAAAAAATCTTTTTTGATTCTTGGCAAGAGTTAATGAATCCAACAACAGATTTTAACTTTCAATATAAAGCAAACTATGCGGTTGATGTTTCTATTAACCAATATGATGTTACTAACAAATTAACATACTCTGCTGTATTGAGGGAAGCATTCCCGATTGCCATAAACCAATTAGACATGGATTGGACATCAGATTCATACCATAAACTTGCAGTTGTATTTGCATACAAACAATGGAACAATAATACAGTTTCAAGCCTTGGCCAGAGTATTCGTCAAGGAGTTTTATCTGGACTACTAAATGATATTACAGGCGCATAATTGAATTGAAAAAGGAGTTTTAAAATGGCATTACCAAAAATTGATACCCCGGTCTATGAACTGGAATTACCACTTTCTAAGAAACAAATTCGTTTTAGGCCTTTCTTAGTTAAAGAACAAAAGAATTTAATGATGGCAATGGAATCGGATGATAAAGAAACCATTGAAAGAAACATCAGACAAGTATTAACCAACTGTACAATAACAGAAGGTGTCAACGTTGATGCCTTACCCGTTATTGATGTTGAGTTTTACTTTATTAACCTTCGTGCAAGGTCTGTTGGTGAAGTTGTGTCCAACAAATATGTTTGCACCAATGTGGTTAATGATGTTGAATGTAAGAACAAAATGGAAGCAACATTCAACCTATTAGACATTAGTGTTGATATTGATCCAAATAGAAAAGATATTATTCAAATTAACGATAAGATTAGTTTGAAAATGAAATATCCAGAATTTTCTTTGGTTGATAAGTTAAGTAAAAAAGATTCGGCTGTTGATATTGCATTTGAAGTAGTAATTGATAGTATTGAATATATCTTTGATGGTGAACAATACTACTACGCAAAAGAAACACCAAGAACAGAATTAATGCAGTTTATTGAATCTTTAAGTCAGGAACAATTTTCTAAATTGGAAGAGTTTTTTAATGACCTTCCAAAGTTGAATAAGAAAGTTGAGATGAAGTGTTCTAAATGCGGTTTTGACCATACGATTAGTATGGAAGGTCTCGAAAGTTTTTTCGGGTAATATTTTGTTATGACAACCTGAGAAATTATTATAGAACTAATTTCTCTTTGATGCAACACCACAAATATAGTCTTACGGAACTTGAAAATATGTTGCCGTGGGAACGTGACATCTACGTTGCTATGTTGGTTCAGTATATTGAAGAAGAAAACGAAAAAATAAAACAACAACAATCATCAATGAAACGATAAATTAAATGGCTTCCTTTTTTAAACAAAATGAATGGTTAACTCCATCCAATTTATCTTCCGATTATCAATATAATATGGGAGCTAATGGTAAAACTGGTGGCCAAAAAGAAGCTGAAAATAATAATTTATCGGAAAAATCCAATAGGATTATGAATACTGAAGGTATCAAAGACATGATGGCCTCTCCTGTACTATCTCGTTTTTTTAAATCAAATCCTTCAAGAAAAACTACAACACCATCTTCCGAACCAGAAACGACTGAGTATAAACAAACAATCAAAGACAAAGATCCAAACTTTTCTACGATAGGTGATGGACCAATCAAATCTCTGAAGTCTGGTGATTCTGAAGCGGATATTCTTGGTAAAATGTATAATTTTATGGTGCGAAATTATCTACTTGAGAAGAAACAAAACAAGGCAGATGAGAAATATAGAAAACAATTAATGGACCAAAAAGATCGATTCACGGATGAATTGGTCATGGCGTTAACAGGTAAAAAAGCACCAGCTGGTAAAAGAAGTGGTAAGTCTACTAATTTTGGTAAATTAGCAAAGATTGGTATCATGGGTGCAGGTGCCATTGGCACATTCTTTTTAGCTGAGAAAGCATTAGCAAATGTTGATTGGAAAAGTTTGTTGCCGGATTTTGTTAAAGGTGGTGATAGTGGAACAGCAGGAACATTAAATGAAACTAAAGCAAAAGATATCTATGATTACTTGACCAAAGAAAAAGGTTTGTCACATGAACATGCTGTGGGTATGGTAGCAAACATACAGGCAGAATCCAGTTTCAAACCTGGGGCAATAGGTGATAATGGTACTTCTGGTGGATTATTTCAACACCGCAATGAACGATTTGAATCCATGAAAAAAGAAGTTGGTCCCGATTGGCAAAAAGATTGGAAAGGTCAAATAGACTTTGCACTAAAAGAAAAAGAAGGTAGAGATTATACCAGTAAACAATTCAAATCTTCAGAAGAAGCAACTACAGAATTTACAAAAAAGTTTGAACGACCAGCAAATGCTGATGAACAAGCACAAAAAAGAGTTCAAAATATTCCTAATATAGAGAGGTCTTTATCTGGCCAACCAATTCAACCTAATAAAATATCTGGTAAATTTGGTGAGCATCGTGGTGACCATGACCATCGTGGAATAGATATCAAAGGTGCTCAAGGTGATGCAGTAGTGTCTACAGGACAAGGTGTAGTTACTAGAATTGGTAACGAGTCCGGAGGTTATGGAAACTTTATTGAAGTTGACCACGGGAATAACTTAAAGACACGATATGCTCACCTATCAAAAACTAATGTAGGAGCAGGTGATACTGTATCTAAAGGACAAAAAATTGGTGAAGTAGGTTCTACTGGTCGTTCTACAGGACCACATTTACACTATGAAGTTTTGCAAAAAGGTGTAAAGGTAGATCCAAGTACCTTTATGGCTATAAGTCCTGTCACAACTGCATCACTACAAACTCCAGAATCTCCAATTGCTGCAGCTGACAGTAAATTTAATGAAACAAATAAAATTAAGAAATCTTTTAGTACTGCACAACAAGCATCAGTATTTTTAAATCAAACAAATAACAATTATTCTGGTGATACTAACATGTTGATATCAACTGGCAATGAAAACCTTTGGCCTGATATCTTGGCCAAACAATTTCCTATTTACAGGTAATAAAAAATGGACTATAAAAAGGCTTCGCAAGTAAGAAAGAAAGGTCTCTTATCTTTAATTGCTGAAAAGAAATTTAAAGAAGGTGAAGGACTAGGTTCATCAATTGGATCTGCCATATCAGAAAAACTTAAAGCTAGAGCATTAGGCATTAAGGAAAAGTTTGATCCGTTGAATATGCTCAAAGCCATTACCGGTGAAGGTGTGATCGGTAGGTCTATTCGCACAATTGGTGGTCGTGCAATGGGAAGAAGTGATAGTGACATTGAATATTTTGGTGGTTATAGACGTAGTGGAAAACCAGGCAGAAAGAAATTAAAAGAAAAAAAAGATCCTCAGTTTACTACAATGAGTGGTGGACCTATTGCAGCTTTAAAATCTGGTGATTCAATTGCCAATATTCTTGGTAAAATGTATAACTTCATGCAAAAAACACATGAAAGAAGTAAACTAAGCAATGAGATTGAAAAAGCCTTTCGTCAAGAACAATTAGTTGAAGATAAACGTAGACACAAAAAAGTTATCGATGCAATCTTAGGTAAAAAAGATAAAGCAAAACCAGAAGATACTGGTGTAAAATCTTTTATTAAAAAATTGGTAGAAAATATAAAAAAATTATTAGGCACTTTGATGTCTGCAATAATTCCAATTTTGACCACACTAGCATCTTCTTTTGTATCTTTTGCTTCATCAATTGCATCTACAATAATGTCTTTATTAATAACTCCAATCACATCATTGATAGAAACCTTTTTTAAGAAGTTTGTTGTAGGTGGATTAGAAAGTATTGCTCGTGCCGGCGTGGCTGCTGTTATTGGTGGACCAATGTCATTAATATTATTGGGTGGACTAGCTGCTGTTGGTGGAGTTGCAGCTTATTCAAATTATAAAGATTATGAAAAAACATTAAAAGAAGGACCTGAAGCTAAAGAAATTGATGATAAAATTTTGGAAAAAGAACAATCTTTAAGTGATGCTGCATCCGGAACAATGGACATAAATTCAATAAATGAAACCAATAAAGAAATTGAAGAATTAAAGAAAAAACGCACACTACTTGTACAAAAATATCGTCAAGAAGTTTTAATTCCTGCAATGATTGATGATGGATGGGAAAAAGAAGAAATTCCTCCAGAAAAAGGTGGAACATTAAGTACATTAAAATTTAAAAAAGATGGAAAAGAAGCTACACTAACTGACGTAATTCAAGCTATAGAAGTTCCAAAAACTAAAAAACTTTTAGAAGAAAGTATTAAAGGTGTTGCTGGTAAATATACAAAAGAAATGGAAAATAAAATTTCTGATGCTTTATCACCTGTAACGTCTGCTTATAAAAAATATGATAATGAATCAGAATTTTCTGATGCTTTATCACCTGTAACGTCTGCTTATAAAAAATATGATAATGAATCAGAATCTAAACAACAAGAACCAATTCCCACAAAAACAATTCCACAATTACAAGATGAAAACTTAATTAATAAATCTTTAAGTCCTGGTGAACAGGTTATTTCAATGAATAAAACAAATAACTTTGGTGGTAGAGAATCTAAACTACAGTATGGAGGTTCAACCAAAGTGAGAGATGACCTTCCACAGAATTATTTTATTCAAGTGACAGTATAAAATAAAAAACCCCGCCTAAGCGGGGTTCTAATACTTCACCAACAACTCATCATTAATCTTCTTCAGCCAACTTACTGAAATAACTTAGATCATCCTCATCAGATGTATCATCTTTAAAGGGTGAATCTTCAGCCTTTGCTTTTGGTGCATCAAATGTCTTAGCTTTAACTTGTTCAACAGTTGTTCTAGGTGCATCACCATTAAGACCAAGAACTTTGTCAAGGCGAGATTTCAATAGATCATATGACTTAAACTCTTTCTCACCAGTCAACTCTGATAGTGAGAATGAATCTTTCCAGATTTGTTCCAACTTAGCATCATCGTCAGATAATACAGATGGTGAATCAAATTCAGACTTATCATAATTCTGATATCCTTCAACCTTACGGATTTTTAACTTAAAGTTAGCACCTTTCCACATATCAAATGGATTGACTGCGTGTTCATCGGCAAATTGAGGATTCATTGCTTCAGAAATCTTATCAAAAATTTTCTTACCGAACTTAAACAATTTAATCTTGCCTTCGTTCTCAGGATGTTTAGGATCAGAAACAATATAAACATTGGCGATGTAATTCAATTTACGCTTTTGTTTACGAACCACATCTTTGTTTGCCTCAATGCCAGAATTCCATAATGTAGAATTGTGTTCACAAACTGGACATTGTTGATTTTTGGTTGTTAAGCAGTTATCAATAAGCCAACCACCAGGTCCCTGGAAACCATGGGAGAAGATTTTAACCCAAGGTAAACCATCTTCACCATCTTTTTCAGATGCGGGTAGGAAACGGATGGTGGCCATTCCATTACCTGCTTTATCTACTTCTGGTCGCCAGAAATTATCAGACTTTTCTGAACCACCTTCAGTAGAAGTGCTTAGTGCTTCAATTGCTTTGGAGAGTTTGTCGAGATTACCACTTTGACGTTTTAGATTTGCAAAACTCATATTGTGCTACCTTTCGTATAAACGGAGTATTAACGGAATGTAAACTACTTTCAAATTACTGCTCATAATCAACTACTATATCATAATATTTATCCATTGTCAAACATACATTTTTAGCGTATTGATTGTATTAAGTGTATCAGTATGAAGTATACCAATACCACCTTCTCTACGCCATTGGTCAATGTTAACGGATGTATCATCAATCAATATTACATTTGCATTAGAATAATCTTTTTTAAATCTTTTACCTGGTACTAAATTTACAGGAAATGTAATATCATGTTTGTCTAACCATTCCAATTTCTGCTTTCTAATCTCTGCATCACGCCTTTCAGATGATGTTGATGATAGAATCTCGGTTGGTATTGATAAAGTCTTTAAGTACTCAATCAATTCTACCGCATCGGACATTAAATCCAATTTAGCAAATTGTTGGTCATCAATAAATTGTGTAAAGAAGCCATCAAATACTTTATAGGTATCAGCTTCACTTGGATAAATTTTGTATAATTCTTTATACCGAGCATTGAAGTCGGCAATCACACCATCCATGTCCAAGTATATTTTGGTAATATTAACCTTCTGCATATTCTTTAACTTTTTTCTTCAATATATGTAAAAATTTATTCTTATCGTATTTTATAAAAGGAGTATATTTTGTAATAATTCTGTGATGTGTTGGCCAAATAATATCTTCTGTTATTTGTTTTTCCCATCTTGGCATACAACCAACAATATCAATCAATATACAAACTGTCTCCAATGTAATCTTATTGTGCATTAGTTTGGTGATTAACATTGGCCAACCACCATCAACAGGTTTGAAGTAATCATCCATAGACCAGAACTCCGCACCATCAACACCATCGAACAAATATATTATATCATTCTCAAAGGTATAAGTCAAGCTCTGTTGAGTTTTTTGCCATTTGTTATAGTTTTCTTCGCCATCTTGCAATAGGTTACCTACCCAATCACCGTTACCATTAACAAAGTTTGCCACATAAAAGTCCCTCAATTCTTCCAAACTATATTTGCGGGATAATTTATAAAATTGGTACTTATCTTTTCGAATAGTGAATGATTGCTTTGATACATTGGTCTTGCCGTGGTATTTGAAGTAATCATATGACGATGATGTAAAATGTAACTTCAAAGAATTCCACAAGGCATATGCTGCAAAGCCTGTGTTTTCTGTCATATTGGTAATCTAGAACTTTTTTTCAATAGATTCAATTCTTGTGCTTCTTCTTTGATTCTTGCTTTGAGAGCGGATGATAATAATGTGGCAGCAATCTCAACTTCAAGGCCGGATTCTTTACAATGATGACATATGGAATCCATTAGGCCTATTCGTTTACTTACTGCCAGCTCTTCAATCAACATACTAAAATTTTTAATTTCTTCACGGGTTGGCATATTAAATCTTACTATAAAATATATGATTCCCTATTTGTTTAACAACCTTGGTCTGACTCCAATTAGGCTTTATATAAACTGCATGGAAATACAATGCATTTGATTGTGCTATTGTATCATGTACATATGGTTCTGTCAATGCTCTTTTAGCAATATTTACCGATTCTTCCCACATATACTTATCTTTGCTTACCATTTCTTTGACCATACAGGTCCATGAGAATTGGCAAACAGTTCTTAAATTTTGGTCTGTGGTCTTTTGGTAGACAACGGAACATATGTCAGATGGAAACTTTCCACTATTAACACGGTTCAATGTTACCTGCGCTACGGCTAATTTGCCTTCATATTTTTCACTACCAGATTCATAGTAGATATTCTTTGCAAGACATTCTAATTGTTTGTTGTATTCTGCCGTTACTTCTTTTTCTAAGCCTGTATTAATTAATTGTGCTGATATTGCTGGTGCTATGCAAATAACAATTAACGTGGTTACTGTCAGTATAATAGATTTGTACTTAAACATCTTTCTTCCTTTTTGATGTTCTGACCACCAAAAACCGGTGGCCAGATTTCTCCAATTACGAATTCGTTTTCTTTGTAATTTTTACTTCAGGTTGTGGAGGGGTTTGAGAAACGAATTGATTGAGAGCTTCCGCTTTCTTTACAATTTCATCTTCGGTGGGGAATGGTGGAAAACCTGGATGTTCTGGTGAAGTTGTTCCGTTAATTTTGGATTCTTCTACCTTGGTTAACCACTGGTTTGATATAATTTCTCTTTTACCATAATACTCATCAGAGAGCATATCTTTGGCCATTTTTAAGAGTTCTAGCCGTATCTCGTATGGTGTCATACTCATTATAATACTCCTTTTAGTGTGTGTTTAACTACTGTGTGTACCAGCGGTTTGTGTGTTGCTGGTATTTTTATTTATCCAAATTTCAATTACACCAACTGGTCTTAGCTTCACCATAGTATTCCCGTGCATATCCTTGTCGGATTAACATGGTACGCAATGATTTACCATCTAATACTACATCACCCAATACACGGCCACCATATTTGTCCCAATCCATTAACACCACTTGTCTAATCGTAGCACCATTAATAACACTTTTGGTAAATGCCGTTGCAGCTTGGCCACGAGCATCTTCAGAAGGACATTGTGCTCTAAATCCTTTTTCTGGTGTGTCCACACCAAACACACGAATAGACAATTCTTTCTTTAGTGGGTCTGGTAACCATAATGCTTGAAATGCTACAGTATCGCCATCAATTACTCTAGTGATGGTTGCATTATATGTTACGCCTTCTTTTTGTTTTTGTGCAAATACTGTTGTTGAAGTAACCAGTAATAGTGCAATTAATATGTTTTTCATTTTTGTTCCTTATAAAATTTAATTGCTTTTACAAGACCTGGAATATGGTCTGCGGTCTTTTGTTTAAATAAAAGTGGTTGTTCATCTTCTACTGCCATGATAATAACTAAATTATCAATTGGTGTACCAATCATTTCTTCATACATCAAAGCATATGCCGATGTTTGCCAAAAGTAATCTTCAATGTGTGTAATTGTTTTAATTTTTTTGGATGTTTTAAAATCAATTACAGATAACTTACCATCAAACTCACCAATGCAATCCACACGACCTGCCATGCCCAACTGTTTAGACCATAATGCACATTCTTGATAGTGAATATTATCAATACGATTCAGTAAAGGTTTTAATGACCTAAACATCTCTACGGCATCAGGCATAACGTCACCTAATGCATCATTATTTAAATATCGTTCACATAGTGTATGTACATTGGTACCACGACCCGTGGCCTTCTTGGAGATTGCATTGGCGACATCTTCACCTACTCTTTTACGCCACGCTTGAATGGCATCTTTCTTTAATGCACCAAGGACTGTAGTGACAGATGGTAAACGAGTACCATCAGGTAAGGTGTAATATCTTTTACCATCTGCTTGAGTTTCTGATTTAAGGTCATTGAGTTCTTTCGGTGGGCAAAAGTTAAACATTATTTTTTATCTTTATATTGTGGATGCTCATACGGACATTTCATTTTAAATGACTTTCTTTCACTAAGGAATTTTCTATAATAATTTTTAATTTCTCGGGAGGCTAAAGAGAAGTAATGTTTATCTCTTTCGGATTCTGTAGATTTTCCACATTCTGCTGTGATCTTTTCACGTTTAAATGGAATGACTTGCAATAAAGGAGTGCCGGTTGGTATTATAATTTCACACTCTTTAATTGCTGAAAAAACAAATGATACGTCATGAAATTGGTCATAGTCAACCACACCAGGATAAACAAAAATTTTATCCGATAATTGAGAGTGCATTAACGGAGGTAAAACATATGCGGAATAACCTGGTTTGGTAAAAATAGACCAAGGCAAAGGTATTTTATAAACATTTTTTGCTACATTATCGTTGATTGGTACCATACCTTCAACCAATTTATATTGGAATGGTGATGGTTTGGTTAGAGATTTTTCAAATTGAGTCAATCCTACTGAATGTCGTGGTATAATAACAACTCCGGATTTATTTGCTTTAATTGCTATATCGGTATGAGCACAAATAATATATCCTGTCATATGATAGTCCAACATACCAGGACAGATTGTAAATTTATTTTCTGGTTTTTGATTTTTCATCCATTCGGATTTTATCTTCCAAGATTCGACAACGGGAGAACATATTGAAAAGTCTCCTATATGGCTCTTAAATTTGATTGTGGGTTCTTTTTTAAAGAATTTATCAAATAATTTCATTTTTTATTCACTCTTATTTCATTAGTATAAACACTTCTTCTTGAATCTTGTTGACGCTTTACTTTCTCTTCATTCATTTTTTCTTTTTCAGTTTGCACTCTAACTGGAGCTTGCCTTACCATATCGCTTCTTTTAATTGGTATACAAGTAACCAAAGGTGTTCCGGCAGAAACCACATCATCATAATCTTTTAAGTGCCAAATTGCTGGAAAATTAATAATCCTAGGATAACTATCTGTATCAACCAACCCACCAAGGCAAGTGAATCGTGGATCAAAACAATTAATTGGTGGAATAAAAAGTGTTGAATAACCAGGAGCAGTTTTAACATACCATTTATTGATAAACTTAATGGCGTCAGCTGGATAACTAGGTGATGTTTTACCACCCAATTGTTCTTTACTGTGAAAACTAACTACTGGATGATATGGACCATTTGTGGCTTCAATTAACGAACCTTCTTTATTAGTCCTAATATTAACATCACCAAACAAAGGAATAATAAAACCAACAGACATGGCATCAACTAACGGCATACATTTTTTGGCCGTGTGAGCTTTAGCACCAAATTGATCTCTATCTTTTGTTCTATCTTTTGAAGGAACTACATTGGGTATTTTTTTAAACCACTCTGGTATATTTTTAAATGCTGGATAAGGTTCCGGAATAATACCAAAATCACCAACTTCACAATAAAATTCAATAATATCAGATTTGAAAAGTCGTATAAGATTCATTTAAATTTACTTCCTAATGCCCAAGTCACCAATGTAAGTCGTTGACCTGAAGTCACCGGTGAAACTTTATGTGGAATGTGTGAATAGAAAGCAACCAAGTCACCTTTTTTCACCTTCATAGGTTCTGTTTTGGTTTCCGAACCCGATATTGAAAGTAAAAATTCTCCACCCTCATAATCATCAACATCAGACAACATTAAACTAAATGATAATTTTCGAAATAAACCACTTCGTGGACTCAATACTGTATCATTATGCCAATCATAATGGTCACCAACTTCGTACTTTGAATATTGGAATCCATCGAATTGTGTTAAATCCATTTGGAACTTATCAAAATTCATTTTTGCAACGATTTCATTCATTCGCTCAAAAATCCATGCAGTTTCTTCTTTGGGTTGAATCCATACTATTTTTGTTTTTCTGGCAGTTTCGTCTAATGTTCCATCTTCTCCAGAAGATCCAACCTTAGCGTCCAAAAATTCACACAACTCACCTGTATCTTTAATTGAATCACATTCCTCATCTGTAAATCCACCACTCCAAATAACACATGGTTCCATTGGTGGAACATACAAATCAATTCTTCTACTCATGATATGACATCCTTTAATAATAAAACAATAATATATTAAGTGTTTGTTGCCTTACTTGTTATCACAACATATCCACCTGTTGGTACGGTTACAGTTATACCAGATTGTCCATTATACTTTAATGATGATGGTGTTGGCAAGACCTCTGTGGCATTGGTGTCGGCTGGAGCACCACTTAATGTTACTCCACCTAATGTATAAGATCCACTAGCAGTTCCCGGTACTACTGGATTATAATTTGCATTTCCAGGTATTGTTGGATTATAATATGGATAACCAGGATATATTGGATTATAATATGCATTTCCTGGTGTTGGTGGATTATAAGTTGCACCACCAGGTTGGATTGCCATTGTATTATAAGTTATTACTGCATACACATAAGTTGGTGGTGATCCATTTTGTTGTAGATAATTTCTCGAATAACTTGTGGGTACACCATTTGTGTAAGTTAATCCTAGGAATTGACTGTATAATGTCTGTCCTGAAAAAATATTGTAAACGGCTCCAAGTGGCCGGTTTTCATTAAAAAATCCCCAATAGGAATAAGGTTCCGGTTTTACATTATAGAAGCTCCCGAGATTATCTTGTTCAGTATAATACCCACTTGCCGGGTCATCATCATAACCAAATCCTGTTCCGGAACCTGGATCAATATTTTGTAAGATGTTACGCATATAGATATAACCGGTTGGATTAGATCCTAGATAGTTACCCGGTTCTGTCGGATTTGTACCAGCATAGTTGCCGCCTGTTGTTGCATTTGTACCAGCGTAGTTACCGCCTGTTGTCGGATTTGTAGTGGCATAGTTACCACCCGTTGTTGCATTACCTGGAGCACCTCTACCTCCAACTAGGATGTCAGTTTTTCCGTATCTAGGTAAATAATTACCCGGAGCATTAAATGTGGTATTCGATGTGGGTGCCACATCTGTTGGTTCTTTACGTAAATTTAAAGAAATTTTAGGCATGATTGATTACGATACGTTAGCCATTGATAGTGAACCGTAGTAAGTATTGGCTTCTAAGAAAAATGTCCAAATATCGATAGCACCAGTTGCCGCTGATCTAGCTGGTTGTATACCATATGGCCATTTAACAGAATTACCAAAAGCAAGTGTATAAGCTGGACCAGTATTGACAGTCATCAAAGTGAATGAATATACTGTATTGGCTGCATTTGGTGCGTTGGAGAAAGTTATGGTTGAATTGGCACCTACATTGGCTTTGATGAATGTTGCGTAACTGGAGGCACTCAAATCAACAGCCGTATTGGCAGAATTAATTGTAATTACCCGCTCATATTCGCTGGTACTCGACATGATTGTACCATCAGGAAACTGAACTCCTTGAGTTATTAGTGAACTAGCCATTTATTATACACCTGTTTTTATTGTTGATTGTCTATTTATCTCAGTAATAATATGAGTTTGTGTGTGGGTTGGTTGAAGAATTGATTATATTCCTTTGTTCTAACTCCCTAGTCACTTTGACTATTTCTATCAATTCTTCTCTAATTCTATCTTTATTTTGATATTCGTAGTATAGCCGCTGTTGTTTGGACATTCCTCTTTTCTTGCTCATCCGTTCTCCTATGATTTTTATTATACTTGGACACTTTTTGAACGGGTATTACAGGTTGAATTTTAGCATTAACAACTCCTTTGTTAATTAGTAAAATAGGCAGAGAATTATTGACTACCATTCTCTTGGTGCTTTGGTCTTGTGACCATCTTTAATTGTGTTTTGGCCAACTTGTTCTTTCATACGACCAATGACGTATTTCTCAAAGGTTGAATCGGCTCGACCCATACCAGGAACCGATAAACGAGTACCATCAGACATAATTGGTAGATTATCAAAAAATATGTGTAATTCTAAGTGGGGATTATCGAGCTTGAATTGCTCCAACACGGTATAGGACATACGGTGTTCTTCTACTGCATTGGTATTTTTATTTAAAAAGTCATATGACGGCATTAAGAGTATCCATAAGATAGAGGTTCAACCATTTTAGTAAACCAGTTAGGTTCTACTCTACTATTTATCTTTCCTTTCCATGACCACAAATGTTGTTTACTCATCACATAGTAGTTATGGTATGACTGTAAAGAATTGCCTGGAACCTTACATTCTTCAGGCATAGCTGGTGTAGGACCAGTAAACGGTTTATTTGGAATATTGGTAGGTAATACACCTAAGTCCGGTATTAATCTGGCGCAAGCATGTGTTTTGCCATAACGATATGTGAACTCTTTTAGTAATTCACACCACATAGTATATAACCAAAAATAATTTTTATCTGACTGGCGAACCCAAATTGCGGATGGGTGGTTCATCATGGTGGGTTTCATGAGGCGTTCTTCACGACCATCAGGCAATCGCCATGCTTTGATTGATCTATTATTTGCAGAAAGTCTGCGATATTCTTCACCATCAAGTACACGATGAGCCGTAGAAAGCAACTGAGCATACTCAATTACCATTTTGCATACATGTTTATCAACATGCATTTGAGCACATTTGATGGGGTCTTTATCAAGGTAAAAAATATTCATTAGTTACTAGTTTTCTGTATAATTAATTGACAAGGTGAAGTTGTTATTTCTAATTTACGCCAATATATATTGACAAATGAATCGATTGCTAGTTTTGGACAAAATTGTAAAGATTTGTCACCATGATGCCAAAGATAATCATCAAACACCATTACACCACCGACTTTTAATAATCTGAAGCCTAACACCGCATCACACAACACATCCGGTGATTCATGTGAACCATCGATGTAAATAAAATCAAAATAATCTTTATATTCGCCAACTAATAATTTGGACATTTCAATGTCGGAATATCCTTGATGAATGTATAAATCCAAATTATCATTTTTTACAATATCAATATTACTATGAAATGTTTGTTTAACAACATTCATATCATGTTCAGCACTAGCACCTTCTTGGTGTTCAATACCACCATCCCATGTATCGATGCAATGTAGTTCTAGTGGTCTATCGGATAGTTTCTGAATGAGATAACAGGTACTAGCACCTTCAAAAGAACCAACTTCTAGTATTTTTTGTGGTTTCAATTTAGGAATCATATCATCCCAAATTGGCTTGGCAGTTGTATCAAACCAACCATTAGTAAACTTTAATTCTGTCATAACATCCTTATTAAGCCGATTGTATCAATAGTAACAAGTAACAAGTAATTAGCAACCATCCCAAAAGATTTACGAGTATGAGCAGCCCACAAATACATAGCACAACCAGCAATCCAGATTGGATATAAGATGAGTAACGGTGGGTTAGGCACCGTGAAAGCCATTGTGAGAGAACATCCAATGCTAATTGCCCATGCCAATAACTCCACGATAAAGCGGAGTTTATTTGATTTCCAATCATCACTTATCCAATTAAAGATATTATAAAATAAATCATTCATTAAAGTTTTGAATTTTTATTGAATAAAAATGTTGTTTCACCTAATTTAATGGTATCTGTGCTGCCACCTACTGTTACTGTTTGGTCTGCATGAATACCACCCAACATTGTATTAAAATTATCCAATAAATTATCTTTAGGCTTAACAATTTGCAGTTGACCATTGATTGAGAACCCACAACCTTTTAGGAAATCTTGGAACTCTGACAGAATGGCATCTAAACGATGTGATTCAAATTCAAATGTTTTTTTAATTGCAATACCTTCAGAAAAAGGCATTGCATCATCTTCACAGATAAATGTAAATTTGCTCATAATTTAGGAATATCCAATTCAATACCTGCAGATTTCTTTAAAGACTTTACCTTCTTAGCGATATCATCAGCTGATACAGTTTCCATAGCAAACTGTTTGAACTGTTCATATGAATCAGTTACTTTGTATGGACCTTTATCATTAAAATATAGAATACAACCACCATCAATTAGTGGTGCAATTTCGGATACATTATCCAGATTAATGATTACTTTGCATTTTTTTTCGGTAGATTCTACCTCAACAAATAACGACATTATGCTTCTCCTTTATCAGACTTCATTGTTAATTTGGCCAACTTGGCACGTTTCTCTGCCATTTCTGCATCGATCATCATTTTTTTCCAAGAACCACGTTGGTCTGTAGAAAGAGTAGCGAGTATGCGTTTAGATGATTTACTTAGATTAAAATCTTTATTGGTTTTTACTTTCACTTGTTTCCTTTATCACAATCAATTACACGAACCAAATACACCGTATTGTTCGCAGGCCTTACAAAATAACATTCACCTTTAATATTCCAAACCAAACGGTTTTGAATACCATCTTTATATTCTGATAATGGTGGATTCTCCACAAAGAAAGCAACACCAGCAATTATAAAAGAACCAATTATAATACCTATAAAATATCCAGCAACATTAATTGCTTTGATTTTATTCAATAAATTTTTGAACATGAGCATATCCTTTACTATACATAACTAACATTATACACGCAATGATAACAAAACACAACATTATTTTGGTAAACTTCTCTGATTCGTCACGGTAATATTCCATTTCCCGTTCAATCATATCATATTGTGCTTGTACCATTGGTGGTACATCTGGCTCCATAGCCATTACCGTTTTTTTTGATTCTTCCAAACGCCTTGATGCTTGCCAATAATAATAGTATGATAGCATGATTAATCCCACAAGTTTTGATAATATTTACCAAATAATCTAAAGCCATTAGCCTTTCGTTTTTGGTGTGCTTCTAAACCTTCACGGTCAACTTTAAGTTTCTTTATACTCTCATTAAAATCTTTAATGTCACGACTTTCTGAATGGTCAAAGAATTGTGATTCATCATCATCTTTGAGTTTTTGTTCAAATGACCAAATCATTTCATTGAGAATCCAATCCCAACGCATGGAATGTAAACTATCGATGTCCCATTCATTTTCTTTTGGTTGTGCCATGTGACTACGCAAGTATTCTGGTACATCTTCATCATCAGTAAACGGAGCACCGTGTTTAGTTTCGTTTAATTGAACTAACATTGGATGAATAATATAAGCCAAGGTATGATCCATTGACCATGTATCGTAACTGTCAATCTTTACATAACGGATGGTTGGACTGAATAATTTACGAATAGATTGTAATACTTCACAAAATGGATTTAATACTGGTACAATCTTTTCAACCCATGCAGGATGTTTAACCCAATCTTTATTTTCTACAAAACATTTGCTGCGTGAACACTTAGACCAATCTGTCCAAAAGAACACATAATCAATGACGGTGTAAGGAGAAAGCCAATGATTTGGATAACCATTCATGTATATTTTCATTAATGCAAATTTCCAGTCGTTTCAATTTGTTCTTGTTCAATACTATCTATAATAGTTGTTAAAAGCTTTGAAAAATCCTCTGGATCACCTGCCAACTTATTCATCCATGTCAATCTAGCCAACATAATAGAAGAAAGTAACAAAGCCGATAATTTATGTTTATTTGCAAACTTTAGTAGATAATCATCCAATTCAAGGATAATATTTTCTAAATGTTTATCATCTACACTCATGACCGTTCTTTCCATATTAACTCACATTGAGTTCTGGTTGTTTCATTATACAATTGGCAATCTGTTAAGAATTCTTCAGGTGCCTTATCTTCAGGTTTGACCTTTTCAATTACTTTCGTTGGTTCATCCAATGATACAGGAGTTTTATTATTTGGCATTGCAAATACAACCGCACACACCAAAATACCTGCACCAATGGCAACAATACGCCAATAAATTCCAATCAAAACAATAGCAACACAAGCGATAATAATCACCTGTAAAATTGTTGATGTTATACCAAAAGCGGAGAGTGTATCAAATAGTAACATAATTAATATGGCTCACAATGAACATTAACGGGCACCAATACTCGACCTCCAGAGTTTATCTTCTGTGAGGTGTATTCGACATTCGGTTTTAACTTAGCACGGACACATTCTTTGGATGCCTGCACAACCTCATTACGAGCCATTGCTTCAGGTCCATCATATCCTTTTAGTTTGTATACAGGCGTAGAAGAACAGCCAACAATTGCCAATAGAGGAACAAATACTAAAAATTTATACTTCATTTTAATTCACCTTTTTCATAATATAATCAATTACTGCTACTGCATCACTTAAATCCGATTTATCTACCGCTGCATCAATATAGTCCAGCTTTTGTTGCTGTAATTGTTGGTCGTAACTAAACGCAAGCATAAACTCTCTCGCTTCAGATTCAACCGCAAAACTGCGGACTGGATTACCATTTACATTAACAGTATATGTTTTCATTATTTACCTGTATCAACTTTAACTGAAACATTTTTAACAGTTTCAATGCCATTATCTAATGCTTGTGCAACGCCAGTAAAACCTACGGTTGCAACAAAGAAACCTAATACGAAACCAATAATCAAATTAATCATATGTAATCTTCCTCTAACACAACATATTCAATATATAAATTCATCAATTCTTCGTGGTCTTTTTGTTCAAGTTTGGCCACGGAGAAATATCGTTTTAATTTACCAATCAAATCATCTCTACTCATGCTGTTTCCTTTTCTTTACAAAATTCTGTGAAATCTTTTAAATAACCACCAAATACCATTTCGTGTTTATCACTACCACTTACACCAAAGAAATTACAACCACAATTATATACTTCAACATATAATCCATCTTTATTATAAACATGATATTCATAATCTTGACCACAATCGGTAGTATCAGTAGGGTAAATATAGAAACCACCCGGTGTTTCTTTAAAGTGGGCAACCATACTAGCGGCCAAACAACCCATGCCATTATAAACCATTTCTTCTGCCGTTTCGGTGTGAATCAATCCATCCACTAAACGACCACCACTTAAAAACTCGGCTAACTCGGCACCATGTCCCGTAGGATAGCCATCGAATTGGCGATACATATTACACACTGGTTTTTGCACTTGGCCATATTTTTCATATACAAATGTTAAACTTCTGGTACCCATAAACTACTCCTTATCAATTAATGGAACCATTATACAGGTACCATAGAATAACGCAAGCATTATTTGCACGACTGTTGTTCCTAAGCAACGACTAAGAGTTTACCAATACCCATATACTCTTCCACAGCGTGCCTTAACTGCTTAGGAGACGCCTTAGGTGCAATAAACACATAGTCTAAATGAGTACTCACCGCATCATCATTCAGCACCTCATTCAAGTATAGGACTGCATCCTTGGCCTCGGAAAATGATTTCATACCTTTATTATTGAACAAGGATGGTTTTGCAATATATTTCATTTCTTTTTCTTTTCTTTATAAGATACATCTTCTAATTGCTTACGCAACGCTACACATTCTTCATTCAACATCTTATTTTCACGAACCAATTGCATATGTACAGATTCAAACATTTCCCACAATTTGTGGAATTTTAAATCATAACTATTGGCGATAGCGAGAATGTGGTTTGACACCTCATCTTGATTAAAGCCCAACCAACCTTCAAATAGTCCTTCATCAAGGTCCTTTAAGTCCTCGACAACTGACCAACATTTAACTATTTGTTGTTCAAAATCCATTCTATCTGCCATCATTATCTTTCAAAGATTGTTCGTCAAATCGTTCTTTTATATAAATTGTAGCAACAATAATATATCCACAAAGTATAATAAGACCTAAAATAAAATATAACATAATTCACCTTTCACTTTATTGAAGCACACCATCAGCTTACGCCTTTGCTACCGATAACTCGGTTCGTATGATGTGCTTTAATAAGGTGCCACCGACTTACGGCGCTTCACAGCGAGCTGCGATGGCATAAAACTATTAAACGGTTACTGTTGGTTGTTGGACTACAACAGGTTTAACTGGTGATGCCTTAGTTTGTAACTGTTGATTGCCTTTGAAACGACCATTGGCATCGAACTGGTCATTATTAACCAATTGATAACCGGTAACTTTACGGCCTTGTTTGATAACTTTCACAATACCACCGTCTTTACGGATATTGTAAATGTTAGTTGATAGGCGATACAATACTGCCTCTTGATTGGTGCCTTTGAATACATCAGCAATTTCCTGAGGTGATACTGGTTTGCCACTTAATAATACTTGGGTGATTTTCTCATGACGATTAATCTTACCCTTGCGAACTGTTAAAGCCATTGTAATACTCCTTCAAATTAAACATAATAAAATACCACATTAAACATTATACAGGTATGCCTACCATATGGCAAGCAATACCCAAATGTTTGCCATTTAGAACGGTACTGGTTCACCACTTGATGCTAATGATGATGCTGTATTAGCAGGTGATTCTACCGAACTATCGACCTTAGAATACAGGTCTAAGAATGCCATTTTGGTTTCTTCGTCAAAACGATTCACACACAATGTAATGGCTTTCATTCTATCCTTAAAGATACCATATGCCTTGGCAATATGTACCAATCGGCGAGTAGAGATAATCTCATCAGTAGCACCTTCTTGGTACGATTTACGAACCACATCAGCCCATTGGCATAGGTTCTCAACAAAATCTTTATCATCAAGCAATGGTGATAGAATTTTCTTCTCAGTTTTGGCATCAGGATATTCCTGTTCTACCGTAATTGGGAATCTTTCTAAGAAAGCATCGTCAAGAATTTGTGATAGATATTTGCCTTCATCACTACCACGACCTTTGGTGTTTGCCGTTGCAATGATAGTAAAGCCATTCTTTGGATATACCATCTCACCAGATTTCTTATTGTAATGAGGTTTGCCTTCCATGATACCTTGTAAACACATCAACTTATTAGAACCACGGTCTACTTCGTCAATCAACAATACTGCGCCACGCTTCATTGCAATAAGAACAGGACCATCACGATTGACCACATTGCCATTGACCAAGGTAGGACCACCAAGTAGGTCGCTCTCATCAGTTTCAACTGAAATATTAACACGAATACACTCCCTATTCAATTCAGCACACACTTGCTCGACCATCAAGGTCTTGCCGTTGCCTGATAAACCAGTAACAAAAATTGGATAGAATGATTTGCTGCCAATGATATTCTTCATATCTTTGTAGAAACCAAATGGTACATAATCAGGCCATTTCTGTGGTACAGCAGGTTCAGAATCATCAATCAGTTTTGGTTGACGGAACTCTAACACTTGTGCCGTAT